TTAAAAGTGATCATTCAGTAATCATTAGGAAATTTATTTCGTTTGTGTTACTGAAATCATAATCACACAATTTCTCCAACAGGCTTTGAAACCTGTCGAGTTATTGTTTTCTTTACGCTTACATTCTGTTTGAATTCGCTCAATGTCCTTTAGAATTCAATTATAATGGCGTGCGTACAACCACCGATCTTTAATAATATTAATGACCATATTAGGTATATTGGAAATTTTCACTTGGTCAAGAAGAGTTTGCTTAGGGAACCAGATGAAGCCAAACCGTGTGAGCTCATTTTGCAATCTGTTAAGGATAGTGGAAATTTAAATAATGTTCTGGAGCTACCAACTGAAAGCGTAGTGACCATCCTGGATGATAAGAAATGGTTTGAGAAAAGTGCTGAACAGGAAAAGGTTGCTGAAGTAATACATCCTGATGTTGTTAAGGTTAAAACTGAAGAGGAATTACAAGGCCTATTCTCTAATGTTGCTACTGGTTTTCTTATTTCAGCTGGCCAACGTACTTTTGGATATGTTGCTGACAAGTGCCTTTCACGATACTCCTCTGTTGCTGGGTTGCTGGAGAAGCTGAATAAGGTTGTGGACAAGATCTTGGACGGCTTCGACTGGTTGAGCGGTCTCATTGATAATGTCTCATCAATATTTTCTGCCATAAAAAATAGAGTTATGGAGTTCATTTCAAAAGCTTTAGAAAAAATTCAGAACTTGCTCAATCATTTCTCTTATCTTGTTCCTCTGGTCTGCGGAATTCTCATAGCTTCAAACGTTTTCTTTCTGGTGAATAAGGTTTTGCAAATTTTTGCTCCTGCTGCTGCTCTGAATTCATTTAGGGTTACTGAGCTGCTTGCTGTTGTTGGTGCCGTAATTGGAGTCAAAGAACTCACGAGTTACCTCTTAAGTCTGACTAAAAACGATAAGAGGTATTTTGTTAACACCATTAGAAATTTTCTTGGTGTTGATGCTGAAGTTGCGGGGCTTGTGGCTGCTGAAACCTCAGCTCTGCCAATGACTGGAGCACAAGCTAGAAACGAAAGAGAGCAGGATTTGATATCTTTTGGATCATTCGAACCCATGATGCTGCAAGCCGGAATCTTCGATGTGGGTATTTTTGGAGCTGTTGTTTCTATGATTTCTCTTTTTATGGATGCTGAAAACAAGTCATGGTTACAGAAATTGTCCTACTCTTCATCTGTTGTTAAAAATGTTTCGGATGGGTATGACAAATGTTCAAAAATAGTTGCCCAAGTTTCTGATTGGCTGTATACCAAATTGGGTGCTTCTTCAACACACTATGCTGGAGCAGCACAAGCTTTATTGATACATAGTGGTGTTGGAATTCATGATTGGTTAGAAGAATGTGAACAATTACTGACAGTTGGTAACACAAGTCTTCTAACAATTGAGGAAATGTTGACCCGATGCAGAAAATTGATAGATCAATCAACGAAGATAACACAATTTCTGATGCGTTCTGAGGAGGGCTCAACTTTTATTCTGAGGCATAAATTTCTTGCTGTGGATAAGCAATTGAGAGAATTTTACAATAAAATTGTCCAAAGTAACATGACGAACATTTTCAGAGAAACACCTTTCGTCATAGTTTTACACGGACAACCTGGAGTTGGAAAATCTACATTGATGAGGGTTCTCGGAAATGACTTGCTTGATCAGCTTGATGAACCCCAGAAGGACAGATTCTACTCAAGAAATAGTGGTGATGCATACTGGTCTGGCTATATTAGACAACCTATGGTTCTGTTTGATGATTTTGCACAGATTCAACAAACTAATGGAATGTTTGACGAGGCTTCCTTGATACCACTAGTTTCTTGCAACCCTTATCTGCTCCCGATGGCTGCACTCGAGGAAAAAGGGAGACCGTTTGACTCAAAGTACATGATTTTGTGTACAAATAGGAAAAAGGTCGATGAAAGATGTGAACTTGCTGACAGAGAAGCTTTCTATAGGAGAAGACACGTTTTTTGGGATGTGACGCGAAATGCTGACATTCCATATGATCCAATTTGCTGCCATGCCAATCTGAGGTTCACTCTAAGGAATAGCCTGGATGCTGATTTAGCTGTTGATGATACTGCTATCAATCTTGGCTATTATGAAATGTTGGCATATACCGCCAATAAGGCTGAAGAACACACAAATAGAAAGAAAGCTGCCCTGCGCAGTCTTGCGGCGACACGAAATTCACACTCAAGAGTCGTTCGCCAGGATGGTGTCTTTCGTGTTATTGATGAATTGCAATCTGACAATTTTATGCTTGCTGCTGCAACATCAATTTTCTCTCTTGACAAGTTTTTGTCTCAAGGAGGAGACCTGCCAAACTTTCGCAGAATGGTTAACCCTGCTGACGGGCAATTGGATTTTTTCTGGTTAGGATTCAAAGCATTTTTTGATATGACCGGTAATGCTCTGGAAGAAACACCCTGGACCACAACTGAGATTCAAATTTCAGAAACGATTGAAGCCGGGAAAAATTTTGTGGACCTACAAGGAGCATTATGTCTCTTCTTATTGTTGAGTGAATCAAATTATGCTCACCACAAGGATTTTATGTCAATGGTGGACGAAAGACATTTCCTGGAGACCGGAGAAATTAAATGTCCAGGAAAAGATGCTGTAGTTGAAAGGATTGCACAAGAACACTGGGACTCGTTGAGTGATGCTGTCAGATATATCACTCGAGAAATCTGGAAAAAGAGAAGTGAAAGTGAAATTTTTGCAGTTGTAACAGAGCTTAAGAACATACTGAACAGCATGTCATGTGTCAAGCTCTGGAACACAATGCCTTTTTGGTTAAAATGGGCAGTAGGAACAATGGCACTTTTTGCAGGAGGAGCTGTGCTGTTTAAAGGAATTAGAATGATTAGCTCCATCTTGCTTGTCAAGCCTGCACAATATTTGGCGTGTTTGCTGGGCATTTCTTCCATAACAGAGAGTGAGTTACAAGGAGTATCTTCAGGAGGAAGTGAGTTGGTTGGAAGAGCCACAAGACGAGTTGTTCGTGGCTTTCAATTGCAAGGCGGTGCTGCTGAGGACATCCCACATGTGGGAGCTTGGGCTAAATGCGAACAGCCTAGAGTAATGATTGATGGCGTATTTATCCCAGAACTTTCTGCCACAGGGATGTTTGGAAGGATCTATGGAGTTATGATAGGAAACAGGAAGATTCTAATCCCTTCTCACATGGTTAAAATGCTGAATTGGTCTTTGCCCTGCACTATTTCTAATGATAGAGATGTTTCAGCTCGCTTTTACTTGCGCCCTGAGCAAGTAACGTATCAGACAACTGTGGAAAGTGCTAGAGTGAAGTATGGGAATCTTGCTGTGATCAATTACTCATCTGGGATACCTGCTTTTCCCCATTTCTCAGGAATTGATTACGACAGAGCGATTTCTGGCCCGACAAGCTTTAAAGGTTACATCATGGACAACCTGAAAGGGCTGGTGGACTATCCCATAGTTACAGTGTTTGAAAGGAAGAGCGTAAAAGATGAGATTGAGTTACCAAACACCAATCTGAGTTGGAGAAAGGATAGAATTCTTCAGTGCAACGAGCCTGGCGAGCAAGGCATGTGCGGTAGGCTAGCCCTTGTTGAAAAGAATGGTACGTTATTGATAGTTGGAATGCATAATTTTGGAAACGCTCGCAACTGTGCTTTCAGCGATATCCCTTCAGAATTTAAGCCTGCTGACGAATTGCAAAGTGAATTTTCCATGACTGAGACTCCTTTAAAGCAGATCACTGAAATGGTGTCTCAAGTTGGCTTCTTGGATGCCCCAGTGCCGCAGTTGAGGACTACTCAAATTGAGAAAAGTCCTATTTTTGATGAGCTTGAGGACCTGAATGGAAGTGCTTTGACAGAGCCAACTATTCTGTCTGTTACTGATCCAAGACCACCAGAGCCTTTTGACCCTTACCTGCAGGGTATTCATAAATTCGAGAAACAAGCTGGACCATTTGATTTCAGTGAAGAATCTGACTTGGATTTGGCACAAAAGAATATCAGCTCTGAGTGGGAAAGATTCAGACCAGAGCAGTTTGATGTTGATACAGTGACGACTTTGGAGGTTGCGATTCAAGGAATAGATGGACTGGACTACGCTGAATCTCTCCCAATTGCAACGAGTGAAGGATTTCCCTACATCTTGGAAAGACGAGCTGGAGATACAGGGAAAGAAAGATATTTCGAGGAAATTAATGGAAAAAGAATCCCGAAAGGAGACTGGGTGCAAGACATAGACCAAATTGAGAGAGCTGCTGTTGCTGGTAATCTTGAAATTTATACGATGGCTTGTGCCAAGGATGAGAAAACGCTCAAGAAAAAAATTTACGAGACTCCAAAAACCCGCATCTTTGAGATTCTTCCATTTACATTTAACCTGGTCATCAGAAAATATTTCTTGTTTTGGATGCAATGGATGATGAAGAATCATTTAAATTTGCCATGCAAGGTTGGGTTAAATGTTTTCGGGTTTGGTTGGGATGAGATGAAGTTCAAGCATGGTGCCTATTCACATCATTTCTGTGGTGATTATTCTGGATTTGATTCCAATACCAATGTTGCTATGTTGGACATGGTTGCTGATATGATCTCTGATTTTGCACGAGATGGAGCGAGGAATAGATTGATAAGAAGGAACCTCATGCATGCGGCAGTCACACGACGAATGATAGTGGGTAGGAATATCTACAAAATCATCGGAGGAACGCCTTCTGGTTTTGCTTTGACTGTCATGGTGAATAGCATAATAAACGAATTGTATCTCAAGATGGCTTGGTTCAACTTATCAAAGCAACATTTTCCTGAAATTTCACGCGATGCTGATCTGAGTCACAATGTGCACATTTCGACTTATGGTGACGACAATGTTGTGTCCTTTTCAGCACAAGTCTCACCTTGGTACAATTTGGTGACTGTGGCTGATTACCTCAAGAGGTATGGAGTCAAGTTGACTGATGGAAAGAAGACAGGCAATATTGTACCGCACATGCCCTTTTCTGAGATTGATTTTTTGAAGAGGAGATGGGTTCTTGATGATCATAGATCTTGGTATAGATGCCCTCTTGATAAAACCTCCATTGAAGGCCAGTGCTATTGGATAAAGAAAAGTGAAAGTTGTTATGAGGCTATGAAAATAAACATTGAAAATTCCTTGAGAGAGGCCTATCAGTGGGGGGAAGAATATTTCACTCATTGGCGCGGAAGATTGTCCATTGCACTGAATAGAAAAAGGTTGTATGATGTCTATCTTCCTACCCTCAATGATGCTGCTCGTTTCTGGAACGACCAGCGAGAAAATGCCAGCTTGCCCATACACTTTGAAGACCCTTCAGCAAGAATAAAGTACATTGCCAGTTCAAAAGAGGGACATTATGATAATGTGCATTGTCTGACTGCAAGGAGTGTCAACAGGACAAATCAAAGGAATTTAATCAATAAAATTGACACTGTGTGGATAAGTGCTGGTGAAAAACAAGTGAGATACAAGAAAACTTTTGAAGGGGCAACTCATGCATATGTACCAACTCTGACCAAACCTGAGCAGTTGGCCAAAATATGCAAAGAGATTTATAAGGATAAGCAGAACACTTGTGAGAAAGAGTTTTGTACAATGGGATCAGATCCTCGGAATGAAATTGCTATCATAACTGATCAAGATCAACCACTAGCTCATGCTGTAGGGATGGCACTTGTTCTCAAATATCACAGGGATTTTGGAAAGAAACAAGTTTGGCTGAGCGGACTTGATGACAAAGCCTACAAGGCTTTTGTTAATGTTATGAATTTTATGTAGATTATAATATCTATGAATGAATAAAGTTGCAATCACGTTCTTCATTACCTAATAGAAGACTAGCGTGTGTGTAAAAAGGAATGGATTTAAATCTATACTTTGAATGATTCTTAGGAATCACTTAAAGTATGTTTGAACTAGTAAACTTGC